GTCTCGTTGATTCAGTCATTCAGACTGTCGTCAACTCAGGTGTCAACGGTGTAATCTACGCAGGTGGTAAAACATCTCGCTCAGGTCTCGCTGCTGGCGACCTCGCAACTCAGGTTGAAATGCAACGCGCATACAAATACCTCGCATCTAGTAATGGTGCAGGATTGATGCCGTTTGAAGGTAAATACTACGCAGCTGTAGTGCATCCACAAGTAGAAGGTGACCTAATGAGTAACACTCAGACAGGTTCCTTCAACGATGTTGGTCGCTACACCAGTGTTGACGACCTTCGCGCTGGTGCTCTCGGAGACTTCCGAGGCATCCGCTACTTGCGTTCGGCTTATGTGAACTACTACAACTCTACGACCGCAGTCTTCCCAACGACTCTCGTTGGCGACCAGTCGTTCGGTTGGGGTTACTTCCAACAGCCAACTCCTATCCTCGTTACTTCCGCTGACTCCAACAACCCGTTGAATCTCTTCAACTCGATTGGTGGAAAAGTCACCGTCGGTGCGACGCGATTTGAGGATACGCCTGGCAACCAGCGAATCATTCGTGTGGAAAGTGCTATAAGTAATTGACGTAAGTTAATTATCGTGTCCTGCTTTAACCTCTCATTTATGATAAAATGGGAGGTAAGCAGCAGAATATGAAACAATTAAAGAAAAACTGCCTCGTCTGTTCGACTGAATTTACCAAGCCTCCATGCTGCTCGATGAAGAGGTGGCTTTCTGTTAGAAATTTCTGCTCAATTTCCTGTTCAAAGCAGGGGAATACTTTTCGACGCGATAAGAAACATCCCAATATCTGGAACAGGGGAAAGAAGGGGCTTCAGGTTGCCTGGAATAAAGGAAATGGTGAATATGCCAAAGAACTCGGCTTCGGCAAGTGGATGCTCGGCAAGAAACAGTCGGTGGAGACCAAGACAAAGAAGAGTTTCGCTGCGAAAGAGCGTGTCGCAGCAGGAGTACACAATTTCTACATTGATGGCCGAACCCCAATTAACAAAGCACTCCGAAATTCCTATCAATATCGCCTATGGCGCGAGGCAGTGTTTGCGAGAGATAATTGGACATGCCAAGGGGAGGAATGCGGAAAGCGTGGTTGCGAATTAAACGCTGACCATATCAAACCGTGGGCCTATTTTCCAGAATTACGATTTGCTATTGACAATGGACGCACGCTCTGTGTTCCTTGTCACGAAAAGACTCCGACCTACAAAGGTAAAGCTAATAACTTCAAAAGAGTATGAGTTACACAGTTGCTGACGTTATCACATACGCACGAACCCTGGCCCAAACTGACTCCAACGGAATCAGCGATGCATCAGGTATTCTTTTTGCCTCGGATGCGAAACAAAACATCGCCCGAGCTCTTTTGGAGCGCAACGTAGATGCAATGGGAACGGCAGAATCATATGCAACCCTCTCCCCAAGCGATAACCCCGCAGGAAAGTTCGCATGGCCTTCTGATATGTACGCAGTAAAGACGATTGAGGTTGATTACACTGGCTCAGGTGGTCAAAACTTCCTACAGACGCAGCCAGTTGAAGTTGCGAACCTGCAAAACATCTCTTTTGACTACCTGAGAGCGAACCAGCCGATAACAATGCCGCTGATTGATAACAGTGGCGATGTCGGAGAGCTATTTCCGACACCGAAAGTAGCAACAACAATCAGAATCATCTACTACGTGACTCCTGCCGACTATACCTCAACTTCAGATACCATCGTGTACCCGTATACACTCGACTATAAGTGTCTCTCAGCTCGAATTGCAGAACTCTATGCCTTGTCTCTTGGTGAAGGAGCTGCGAGAAGTCGCTATGCTGTTTCTCTGGTATCAGCGATGGGTCAGGAGTACGAAAAACGCCTCAAAGACATCATCAATATCTTGGCTCCTTCTTCACAGCAACCAGTTCAGGCTACGCCAATACAAGTAACAGGCTGGCAATTCTAATATGGCAACTACCTGGACAAAACTACCGAAACCAGCACCTCTCGTAAACACAGGAGGTTCTCCAATCGGACTCCTTTTGGCACTCACCTATGCTCGAACGACAGGTACAGGTTGGACAAAAGTAACTAAAGCAGCAGGTACAAGCTGGACAAAACTTACCAAGCCGACTGGCACTAGCTGGACTAAACTTCCAAAAGCAACATGAGTAACATTGATGTAACACCAGGGACAGGGAAAACAGTAGCAACTGAATCAGCAGGAGGTGCTGAGTTTCAGAAGATTCAACTCTGGGGAGCAGGAGGTTCAAGTATTGTGAGCATTTCTCCTGATGGATCAATAAAAGTATCAGTGATAGGAACTATAAATGCAGTCCAGTCTGGTACTGTAACTACCTCAATCTCAGGAACAGTCACAACTACGGTAACTGGGACTGTTTTGACAGCGATGAACGGTTCTGTTTTGACACAACTGGCACCGACTGCTTCATATGTTTCAGGTGTAACATCATTGATTACCGCTACAACGCCAACTTCAGTCCTAGTTGCCGCAGGTGGAGCAATAAAGAACTATGTCACGCATATCATTGCAACAAATGCAGCTTTGGTAGGTACATTCGTGGATATCAAAGATGGTGGTGGTAACGTAATGTACTCAGGTTATGCAGCAGCAAGTGGAGGTGGTTTCGTTGCAAACATCAATCCTCCTCTCGTAGGAAGTGCAAACAAATCAGTTGATGCGGTGGCACGGACACAGGCAAGCATCATAGTAGCCATGACAGGATTTACCGCATGATATGTCTACGATTACCGTTAATACGACCATAAATAATGCAGGTAATGTTGTTAATTCAGTGGGGTTAGCCTCAAATGACTCAGCCCAGGCAGCGCAATCATTCACTACCGTAGGAGCCGGAACAATATCTTCTTGCAATATCAAATGTGCGTATGACGGTTCAAGTACGTCAACCGCATTTTATTTGCAGATTTTCAGTGACTCTTCAGGATCACCAGGCTCAATGATAACGAATGGTGAATCAAATTCGCATCCATTGAGTGATTTTACTCCAATAGTTACCGCAAGTTGCTTTGCAACTAGCCCTTCAGCCGTTACTTTTACATGGCCGACTCCACCTACAGTAGCAGCGTTTACAACATACTGGCTCGTTCTTACAACAAAAGGTGTTTATGATGCGACCAATAACCCACGATGGTGTGGCGATACTTCAAATGCAAATGGACAGAATTGTAAAGACTCAACAACGACTCCAACAACATGGGGGGCTGCAAATGGTGGCTCAGTGTATGCCGTAATCACAGTCACTGATGCGACTGGAGGTCACTATCGAATCCTTCTAGGAGTAGGTTCATAATATGGCACAGACACTAACTATCACAAACTTCAGTGGAGCACTAACCCGAAACAACTTCGGAGATATTAACTCTGGTCTTGCCATCTTTGACTCCTCATTTGGCTACGACCCATTCTCGAATCCAGGGCAGCTTACTTGGATGTACCAACCAACTGATATTTCAGGTGCAGTCATAACAGACTGTATTCTGACTGCAAAAATATGGTCATTTGATTCAACTGCTCGCTATGTATACGCAGTTGGAAGTACGGGACGAGTCTATAAAATCGACCCCACCAACTCGTCGAGTTCAATTACCCCTCTTTATGATTCACCATCGTTGCTAACAACACTCGTAAGTGGTAGTCCAACATTTCAATATGGAGCTTCACTTGAGTTCTACAACGGTAAGCTGTGGATAGGGAGTGACTCAGGAGTGACAAGCCTTACGTTCGCGGGCGGTTCAGAAACTGTAATATCAGGTTCGTATGTTGGAGCAGTTGATAGAGTACTCAAGGAGTTCGAAGGCAAACTCTACTTCGCCAACGGTAATAACATAGGTGAGATTGACTCAACCAACCTGGTCACCACATCAACAAAACTATCACCAGCTCTGCCAAATGGAATGTTTGTACATGACCTAGATGTGTCCCCTGACGGAGCGTACCTTATTATCTCAGCGTCGTACCTCTACCCAGAAAGAATTGATTCCCCTGTAGGGGGAGACAGAGGAAACCAGTATTCTGTAGATTCGTACCTCTTCTACTGGAATGGTTCAGATGCTGGAGTTACCACATTTACCTCCCTGTCATCATACCCTGCAACGGGTCTCAACGTCTTCTTGGATAAGACCTATTTTCAATCAAACGATAACATCGGAGCAGCTCTCTTTGAGAACAAGAAGAAGATTCTGACTCTACCAGGGAATCTTGCGGCAATGCCAGAGGGCACAACCTCGACAGGCACTTTCCTTTCATGGATTAACCCTGAAGTGACGGGTACGATAAACAGCTCAACAGGAGCAGGAAGTGCAACATTTGCCTCGCTCTACTACTACGGACAGCTTGATACCAGTATGCCCGTAGGCCTGTGGAGGCTCATGCGGCAGGTTCCAACAGGCTCTAACAAGACCTGGAGGTGCCCTCTGAATATGATGGTGAACAGCTACTCATTCTCAGATCAATTTGTCTCAGGATGGGGTAAGCACTATATATCGGTCTGGGAAGACGGAAGCCCTGACGCTTTCAAGTTTTATAGGTTGGTAATGCCACCAGCAGCCAATACCAGCCCTATTCTGGGGGTCTACGAGACTCAGGCGCAGATGTTCCCTATGAAGGTGACTGCAAAGCAGATACGAGTCTATACCTCAACGACAATAGCTGGCAATGGTTTCCAACTTGATTTAATGGGTCCTGACGGCACGGTTATCACAAATGGGACTTTTACCTATACCTACGCTGCTGGAACAGACGTTACCAAGCTACAGGGGGGCTTAGACCGCATAAACTTTAACCCTGCTGCGATGAACACTTATGCCATAGGTGTTAGAATAACCAATACAGGGACCACCAACATGACCTTCAACAAGATTGAAATTGACACCATGCCTTCGGGGAAATAGCTATGGATGAAGATACCATTAAGAGAATGATTGATGAGAAGGTAACCGAAGCAATGGGTTTTGCCACTATTAAACGTGGTGATACTCCAACGGATGTGAACCAGCTAGTCCCGAAGGGATACGTGGACAACTTTTTGACCACAAAACTTTACAGTGGAAGAGTTGACCCTTCAGGAACAGCAGTCTATTTACCAACGGGATGGGCTTCTTCACAGACTGCAACAGGGCAGTACCAGATAACGAATACTATTACCGATAGTGATTACCGTGTTGTAGTGACAGTTCTTGGTCTATCAACAAGAGCTTGTACCGCAAACAATATAGCTTCAGGTAGCTTTCAGGTAAACATTGGCAACGCAACCAATACAGGAGGAGAAAATCTATCTTTCAACTTTATCGTAATGAGAACTCTTTAATATGGCAACACTATTACCAGGATTAGGAGGAGGAACAGCAGGAGCCCAGCTACAGCCAGGGCAACTCGCCAATTCAACAACAGCTCCAATGGCGGCACAGAACGTTGCCGCAGCCGCAGCAAGTGGCTCTATCGACACCTCCCCAGTAATGGGTAAGACAGGAATCGCTGGAACTCCAGGCGCACAACCAGGTTCCTCGCTCCCCCTGCCAACAGTAAACCCTAATGTCGCTTTTCAGAACAATGTCCAAGCTCCAGCAAGTCAAACTATCCAAGGAGGCCAGGGTCCGACAACGAATCAGCCACAGCCAACAGTGACTCAGATGCTGAATACGCCAGCGGCACCAACAACTGATCTTTCAAAGTACGGAACTCAGGGAACAGCAGCTCAACCAAATAACGCTGACATAGGAAAGAAAATAAATGACGCTTTTAATAGCGTAAAGGATACTCCTGCACCGACCGACGGTGCCGCAGCACGTGTGGCAGCAGCAGATGCGATGTTCAAGAATGCTCCTGAGACAAAGCCAGATCCACAGGCTCAATTCATGGACAAGTACAGCAACATGAATCCTGTGGTCAAGACGATGTACGACAACATCAACAACTTGATTAGTTCTCAGAGTACGAGAACCTCTCTTGTAAATGAATATACAAAGTTGAACACTGATATGGGTCTCACAGCCGATAAGTTGGCCCTGGTAAATATCAATAACATAATGAAAGGAACAGCTGATGATATCCGTAGCGAAATAACCAAAGCAGGTGGTTTTGCAACTGAGTCACAAGTTGCCGCGCTCACGGGAGCAAGAAATAAAGTTCTAATCAATCAAGCCTCGCTACTGCAAGACCAAATAACCGCGAAGGAAGACTATGTAAAGCAAATCATGTCCCTGACTCAGGCAGACTACGCTGAAGCTGATAAGCAGGTATCAGAGCAAATAGGTCTTGATGAAAAGGTGGCTGAGATGCAAATTAACCTCGACAATGCCGCGAAAGATAATTACTTCAAGATGCTCCAGTTTCAACAAACTGCTGACACAGCCCAAACAGGTCAATACGATAAGAACTTAACCAATTTAGGAGGTAACTACACGGCTTTTGCATCAACAATCCCAGATGGAATGAAGCCAAAAGTTGAGAGGTTAATGGGATTAGCTCCTGGCACCCTATCCAACAAAGACGAATTAGCGTATTTGACCGCTTCTGCTTTGAAACAGCAGCAACTAGCTCAAGCGGGACAAAAGGTTCAGATTTCTTTGAATAATGCAGGTAGTCTTGACCAATATCGTCAGGCTCTGACTGATTTAGCAGGTGCGCGCACACTTCAAGCTCAAGCAAACACGGTCAATTCAACAATCAAATCTCTGTATGGAACAGCGGCATCAAACCCAATCACGGCGTATAGAACAGCAAGTATTTGGATAGGGAATGTCAATGCTGCCTATGCAAAATCAATCGACCCTGCAAATGCAAATAAAGGGCCTTCCGACCTTGAACTGATTGATGCCGCTGTGAAGTTGAACAACGGCGGTCAACAGGTAACTCAAGTGCAAGTAGATGCTCTCCAAAAAGCTATTGGATGGCCTGGTAAGATAACGGTTGAAGGAGGTAAAGTAACTGGCATCAGTGGTCTTCTTGATACTGGAACCAGAACAGCGATTAGAGACCTTGCAACGAGTAATCTTGTCCAGAAAAGAATCGCTGCGGTAGATGCGACCACTAATATAAATAGTGCGTTGGCCCAACGTGGGGTATCAGATTCATACAGTCTTCCTCAGTTGCAAGCAGCAATGATTCCCGAAGGATTTATTAACCAAGGAACGGCAGCTGATGGCAAAACGACAGTGTATCTAATGCCAGATAAGTCCATTGTAGATGCTAATGGAACAAAGTACGATTCAGAAGGTAACCCAATATAATTATGGCAATCACATGGAATCAACCAGTACAACCAGTTTCCTCAGGGGGTTCTTCCTCAGGTGGTATTAAATGGAATAATCCACCTCCTGCAAAAGAGACTGGCGAGACAGCGTTAGGAACTTCCCAAGCAGCTCTGAGCCATTCTCAAAGCATGATGGACAAGATTGGAGGGGGAATAAAGGATTTCAGTATTGGCGTGACAAAAGATTTAATCAGAACTGGAAATGATTTCAGTAACATGGGTCAGAATGTTGCTGAGGGGGCGACCAACACAGCTATTGGAGGTATCAATGCTGTGGCAGGAACTCACATCCCTACTGTGAATGCACAACCAGAACTCGCACAGAATACAAAGCAAATCGGTGATTTAACCAAGTCGGATAACCCTATGCAAGCTTTTGGGCAAACTGCGTCACAAGTGGCACAATTTGCTGCACCAGTAGTTGAAGGAGCAAAACTTGGCTACGCTGCTATTAAGGCAGCACCAGAAGCCGCTAGGATCATTCCAGCTGCCTATGATGCCCTAAAATCAGGGGAACTATTCTCAAATGGCCTAAAAGGAGCAAGAGGTATTGTGCAGGACTACGCAGAAAAGAGAGCTGCAAAACAAGCGAACTCGTATGCCTTAAAAATTACAGCACCAAGACTAACTCCAACTGAAGCAGGAGGAACGATTGCAAAGAATAATTTCCAAGACCAAGGGATTTTAGCAAAAGGGAAGGCACTTCCGACACCCCATGATAATCTCGTTGCTGAATCAGTTGCTGATGTGGTGCAACCAAAAGGTTCTTTGTCTGAGAACGTAGACGCAATCAGTCAGAAGATAAGCCAGACTAATCTTGGCGCAAGAGAAATGATTGCCCAAAGGAATGCTCCTCTTGATGTCAATAAGCTTGATTCGTACTTCGCTAAAGCAAAAGAAGATAGTAAATTGATTTTTGCCTCTGATCCAACAGCTGAACGTACCTACGACGCTGTTATTGATGCCTTTAGAAGAAATATTGCGTCACCTGATACGATGGGAGTTTTTGATGGAAGGCAGTCTTTTGACCAGCTACCAGCAATACAGAAACTTTTGAACACTGAGGGAATGGGGGAAAACGTAAGACGTGAGGTTGTCCTTGGAGTCCGTAATGCAGCCAACCAATATATCGCTGATGCGCTACCTGCAAATAACCCTTATAGGAAGGCAATGCAAGCGGAAAGTCGCATGATTGAGGCACTTGGAAATATAGGAGCAAATAATCAGAAGGTAATAGGTTCTAACAAGATACAGCTTCTCTTGAAAGAGTACCCAATACTTAAATGGGTAATTGGAGCTGGTATTGGAACAGCAGCGGGGTCTGAAGGTGTCAACTTATTCCACAAAGCCTTTTAGTATTCAAAGACAACGTACAAAGCTGTGCCGACGAGCAACACAAATAAGATGAAAGTAATCATACCAACATTATACCATGCAATTCGATGATTTACCAGATATCCCCGACGTTTCTCCCGAGGAGGAGACTCTACTTGAGTACGTTCAGGAACTGGTAGATAAGGTAGAGGAACTTCAAAATGAGGTCATTGACCTCGGAGTCAAAGTTGATGCTGAACCTGACGAGACTGTAGGCCCCAAGGGAGATAAAGGTGATAAGGGTCCGAAGGGCGACCAGGGACCAGAAGGTGAGCGAGGGCTCCCTGGGACAGATGGAAAGCCTGGAAAAGATGGCAAACCTGGCCCAAAAGGTGACAAGGGCGACGATGGGGTTGCCCCTACATTTAAGCAAGTGATCGCGGCAATCATGCCTTCAGTGATGTCTCGCATCTCTAATCATGGAGGTGGGAATGCCAATAGAAACATTGCGGTAAACGGTAACTCAAGTACCCTCTCACGCTATACCGACATCAATCTCAAAGCAGGTGCGAATACCACGATAACTTACGCCAATAACGACACCACTAAGCAGACTGACATAACCTTTGCTTCATCAGGTGGTGGTGGAGGCGGGACTCCCTCTATAGGAGGTGGCATCACAGGGGGACAAGATTTGAGTATTCTATATGTACATCCTGCATCAGTGATTGCACAGAGTTCCCTACTTCAATTTAATCCAACCAGTAATCAGTTTATTGTTGGTGGTCCAAATGCGACAGCTGGTGTTGACTCCAAATTCCCGGTGACCGTTACGGGGAATACTAATACTTTTCTTGCAGTAGAAGTGCAGAACACAAGCACCGGAGATACTGCGAGTACTGATGTGTCTGTATCAGCCGATAATGATTCTCCTTCGGAAATTGGTCACTATACTGATGTTGGCATAAATGGTTCAGGCTTCACACCTGTTAATTCTGGTTTAATACGTGGAGTTTCTGTTAATACTGCGGGGACGGGATATACAGTTAATGATATTTTAACAATAGTTGGGGGTGATAGTAACGCGAATGTTATTGTTCTTACAATAAATGGAGGAGGTGGTATTTTAACAGTTTCACTTGGAGATGCTGGAACAGGATATTCAATCGCGTCAGGACTTTCACTTACTGGTGGGACAGGGAGTGGAGGAAAGATAAATGTTCTTACTCTAGTTGACCAGACAATTTGGAGTGCTAATGATGGATATTTATACGTTTCAGGAGGGAACCTAACTCTAGGAACTGATGGAAATGTTGCGGGGAAAATAATAAAATTTCATACAGGTGGCTGGGGCGCTACTAATGAAGTTGGCCGTCTCGGACCAACAGGTTTGACCCTCGGGAATCAATCAGCAAGTGTTGTTGGTCGTTTGCTCCTGCCTGGAGCCACTTCAGGTACGGTTACAACGCAAGTGGCGTCGGCTGCAGGAACTTGGACACTTACATTGCCAACAACAGCTGGCTCAACAGGACAATATTTGATTACGGATGGTAATGGAATTACCCAATGGGCCTCTGTGACAGCTTCGGGTGGTAGCGGTATCACCAGGATAACGAGCGTGATAACGGCAAGCCAAACAGCCGCCTCAGCTGGAAGTAAAGACTATGTATATTTCTGCAATGCAGGGCTAAATTTAACGCTTCCGACTGCGGTGGGTAATAACAACCTCTATACCATCAAAAATACAAGTGCCAGTAGTGTCATTGTGACCACTACAGGTGGAGAGACTATTGACGGCTCTGCCTCAGCTTTAATACCGATTCAAAACATCTCTCTTGATATCGTTAGTAATAACTCCGTCTGGGGAGTCGTATAATATGGCTAACATAGGATATACAACAATAGGAGGTACACCAGTTTCATTGGCTGGAGCTTTGAGTACTGGGAATATAACAAACACCTATACAGCTGGAAGCGGAGATACAGTCACAAGTGTTCAAGTTTACGCTGCTCTGACTGTCTCAGGGAGCTCAACTCAGGATGTTGGAATCTACACATTCTCAGGGGGTCTTCCAGTGACTCTGATTGGTACAGGAAAAGTTACGATAAATTCAACTACTCCTCAATGGTGGAGTGCGAATACATCAATAGCTCTTACTAACGGGACTACTTATACTGTAGCTATTGGTAATCAAGTCGGGACAGCAACAAATGTATACCGTGATGCAGTCGGTAATTACTCTCTTGACTTAGTGGATGGAGCCGGACCGCTCCCTACTACCTGGCATAGTCTATCTACGTCAGCATTTTCCTATTCTTATTACGCAGTAGTTGGACCCGCAGCTGTGGGAGGCTGGAACGTCGCTTTAGTATAATAGTAACTATATGGCATATAACCCTTACCAAACGAATCAGTCAGTCAGCGGAACCGTCGGAGCTAGTATCATAGGTCAACTTCCTGCTGGAACAGCCACAATAGGCTCGGTTACGGCTCTCCAAGGTACAAATCCCTATGTAATGACTGGTTCCGTACAGGGAACGATGTCAGTGCTCGGAACAGTTCCTGTGACTCAGGCAACAGCCTCAAACCCGTGGATTATCACAGGTTCAGTTCAAGGCTCCTTCAGCCCAGCAGCCAACCAGAGTGTTAGTGGTGCGGTCACAGCTCCAGCAGGTTCAGTCATGGCAGTCTCAGCTACTCAAGGGACTACTCCGTGGATAATCGGCTCAATATATGGAAATATCAGTGGTTCGGTCGCTGCAACCGTCACAAACACAGTCACTGTGGTCAGCTCAATAGCAGGAGGAATCTTTCCGATTTCTGGTTCGGTGGCAGCCACAGTAACCAACTTCCCTACTACTCAGAACGTGTCTGGTTCAGTTGTTGCTTTCCAGGGAGCCGCGCCTTGGACAACGGCACCGAATAACTCGTCGCTGTTCTCATTGCAACCAGCTGGCTCGATACTTGCAGTCTCTGGCTCCTTCTCTGCTGGTAATACCTCAGTGATGCTCCTTAACGGAGCCAATGTCATCGGTTCTGTTACTGCCTTGCAAGGCACAAGCCCTTGGAACATCGCAGGTTCTGTGGCCGCTGCGCTAACGACATCAACAAACGCATCAGTCATCACAATGCAGTTGGCGGGGTCTATCATGGCGACTTCGGCAACGGTTACTATGAGCAATTCCTCGGTGATGCTCTTGAATAGCCCCAACGTAATTGGCTCAGTAGCGGCACTTCAAGGGACTAACCCCTGGATAGTCGTCGGCTCAGTGTATGGAAACGTATCCGGCTCAGTGGTCGCCTTTCAAGGTGCTGGATGGGCAGGTTCAGTGCTTGCTGTACCAACAGGAAACCAGTCAGTTTCAGGTACAGTAATCAATTCAGCTGGAGCTGATATATATTCATCAACAGCCTCAATTCTTGTCGGTGTTACCGCAAATACCAACGGTTCTGTATTTACAACGACAGGGTATCAACAAACCCTGATGCAGATAACCTCTGGCCCAGGAGCTTCAATAACAGGAGCAATTAACTTTGAAGGAACTCTTGACGGAACTCAGTTCGTTCCAATCCAAGGCTACAACATATCGACGAACGTCATTTCTTCAATGGCAACAGTTGAAGGTAACTGGGCTTTCAACACCGCAGGACTACAGGGAATGCGAGCGAGAGTCTCAAACTGGACTGTCGGTAGTATAACTGCACGTGTTGTCGCTAGTCCTGAAGATGCACGACCTTTTGCAGTTGTAGCTCAAGGAAACCAATCAGTCTCTGGTACGGTAAACCTTGGAATAGGGGCGACAATGATTGGCTCTGTTGTTGCCTATCAAGGAGCAACCCCCTGGGTCACAGTCGGCTCAGTCTATCAGGGTACTGGCTGGTCAGGCTCAGTGGCTGCACAGCTCACTGCCTCTACAAACACTTCTGTAATCACAATCCAGCAAGCACAGTCAATCGTTGGGACATACTCTGTCGCTGGTACGCACGCAGCTGGAGATAAGGGTGTATATGTGCTTGGAGCCCGAAACGATGCAATGGCATCTATTCTCGGGGCCGACGGAACGTTCGTAAACCCAACATACGGTCCGGTAGGTGAAACGATTGTTGCTAATGCCCCAATAACAAAATGGGTGAATGGTAATGCTTCTATACTCGGTGGTGTCCCACTAACGGGTGGTTCTGTTGCGGTAATCGCAGCTCAGGGAGCCTCAATCTTCACCTATATCACAGGACTTCACATCATAAACGCAGGGGCGACTACCCAGTGGCTTAAATTAGAAGGAGCGACAAGTTCGACTATTGGTTACGCAATTGCACCTGCTGGAGGTGGAACAAACATGAACTTCCCGAATGGCCTAAAGACGAACGCAAATGGAGCGTTTACTGCATCAATATCAGGCTCTGGTACAGGAGCATCAGTGTACATAACTGCCCAAGGGTTCATCTCTAAGACATAGTATGGCGCAGTATTTTGCTCAAATTGATTCAAGTAGTATTGTAACCAGAGTAATTGTTGCGAGTACAACTTTTATTCAATCTAGTCTTGTAGGAGATCCAAAAACATGGATTGAAACAGCAGAAAATAGTTCAATGAGAAAGAATTTTGCTGGTATTGGGTATCAGTATAATCCTTCTCTTGATTGTTTTATTCCTCCAAAGCCATTTAATTCATGGGTTCTTGACTCAGTAAAAGGAGTTTACGTACCGCCAATTCCAATTCCAAGCATCAAATCTGTTTGGGATGAAGCGACAACTTCTTGGAAGGTAGTCTAATATTATGGCAACAGTAAACACATTAGTTATTGGAGGAGGAGGAGGTGGCGGCGGGGCTCAAGCAGGTGGTTTTGGCGGTGGGGCTGGTGGAGGAGCAGGTGGATATCAATCCAATACCTCACTCACGGTTACGCCTCAAGCGTATACGATTACCGTCGGTACAGGGGGAGCAGGTGGAGCTTCAACACCAGCTGATGGAACATCAGGTAATAACTCATCATTCAGCACCATAACAGCAAATGGTGGTGGCGGCGGTGGACGCGACGACGGTTTAGTACGTAACGGATTAAACGGTGGTTCTGGCGGTGGTTCTGGCGGTGGAACAAGTACTGGTACTGGCGGTACTGGCTCTCAAGGTTCGAATGGTGGCGTTGGAAAATCAGGTGGTAACAACGCAGGAGGAGGTGGGGGAGGTGCGAGTGCAGTTGGTGCAGATGCAGTCGCTAACACTAATGGCGGTAACGGAGGTGCTGGGACAGCTAATTCAATTAGTGGAGCATCCGTCACCTATGCGGGAGGCGGTGGAGGTGGATATAACAATCTAAAGGGTACTGGTGGAGCTGGGGGTGGTGGAAACGGAGGACAAGGTGCAACAGTCCCAACAGCGGGAACAGCTAACCTAGGAGGCGGCGGTGGTGGCGCAGGAAACGGTGGCGGTGCTCAAGCAGGTGCAAACGGAGGAGATGGAGTAGTAATAATTTCCTTCCCAGTCGATGGCTCAACAGGTGTCTCAACTTCATCAAGTGGCGGAACTATTACAACTGTTTCTAATCAACAAATACACACTTTTAATACAAGTGGAACGTGGACAATGGTAGCAACAGCAAGAAATTTATCCCTTATAGGAACAGGAACATGAAATGGATTGAACAAATACCAGTGGAGTTAATATATGGAATAATCGCAGTATTGGGAGGATGTGCCCGATATTTGAATAGTTTCGCAAGTGGTAAAAAGTTTCACTTCACTGTATTCCTAGCGAGTGCATTCGTAGCGGGATTCTCTGGCTACATGTTTGCCTTACTCGGGGAATCATTGAACCTCCCAGCTACAATGACACACATTATGGCCGGAGTAGGTGGCTTTTTCGGAGAACAAACACTGAAATTTATTTATGAGTGGTTACAAAACAAAATATGAAACCTTCTGAACGACTTGCTTTTTATTATGCAATGAAGCCGATGATGGTATCTCAATCATGGGGTATTTATAATCCTGCGTACCAACAGTTTGGGTATTCCAAGCATAATGGTACAGATTTCAAGATAGGAACAGATAAGAAGCTCTGGTGGCCAGTGAAAAACTGCACCGTCTATTACAGCGATTTTGGCAAATATACGGGGTGGTGTATCAAAGCAAATACTAACGATAAATACCTGTTTCCTGACGGAAAAATATGTCGAGTGAATCTCATTTTAATGCACCTAGAGGAGAAGAGTCCTCTCACTGTTGGGCAGATTGTTGATGTGGGGACTTATTCGGGTATTCCTGACAATACAGGCTTTTCAACAGGACCACATACCCATATAATGGGGAGGAGGATTGATGACGAAGGTAATTTGATAGACAATAATGATGCTGACAATTCTTTTGATTTAATGGAATACGCTACAGGGTATTATGCCCAAGATTACGGAGTGCTTATCTCATATTACACCACGTTGGTCGGCGTGTTACAGAAGATTATAAGTCAACTAAAGAAATAAATATGTTTACAAAAGGAACAGTCTTACATTCAGCGTATCGAGGGGTTCTTGTATTTTTAGCATTTGCAATAACAACGATGTTAGCAGGGAATCCTGAGTGGGGAACAGTCACCATTGGCTCAATCGGAGCCGCTGTCGTCCATTTCATCGCTTCTCAGTTAGAGGCGTAATTTAATCCCCCGCTTCGGCGGGGTTATATTGAGAGTGAGTATCTTTTTTACGAAGTTTACGACGGTGAGAAGCAAATTTGCCAACACCACGACACAGGTGAGCGTATTCAACCCGATGCTTTTTTAGATAGGTTGGCCACTCGGACTCATCGACTTTGAAGGTAAAGTTCCTGCCAAGGAAGTCAACACCATTCATGTAATTATATGAAAGATTACGCTCAACTTCAGGAGTGAAGTAGCTCTCTGAGGTATATGAGTCTCGTAACTTCCTTTTTAATTCGGCATACCCTCCCTGTGAAGTGAAGTGCCACCCAGCGTACTCAGTGTTTCGCAGCGAAACATCGGAACGGATGTGGTTGAGACACTTGCCCTTTATGTCTTTCCAGCGACCAACAATAGGTCCCCAGAACTCTTCCGAAGACCTATTGTCCATATAGTAGGCATACACTCGGAGCTTGAGTTTCTCTACCTTATTTTTCGGCACATACCGCATGTCAGGTATCTCATCAACATCCCCGATATACACAATGTCATCATCTTCAAGGTATTGTAGGGCATCACGAATTGCCTCTTTTTGTACGAACTCGCGCTTCCAATGTTCAGCACCTACGGTGTTGGGTGAGGAACGTGCTAAATCCCAATAATCAGACAAAGAATCGTCAGTAACAAAATGAGTCACTTGATTCTTCCATTCTTCAATACAATGCTTATCGCGTGGGTAATAGAGGGGCTTGTAAGCACCAGAAAAGGTTTTTGTCGATTCGACTACAAAGAAGTGGTCAATTTCCTTATGAAGAGAACCAACATGGAGCCTGAGCATCTCAGACTCGCCATTGTATGTAAAAGCGGAAATCTTCATCGTTGTTTTTGATGTGTTAAATGCCAGAATTTACAATATGGACACCTGTAAGCATGGAGACTTTTCTTTCCCTGTTCTTGTTTAATGACCTTGCGCTTGTCGAGCGCATCACGCTCAGTGGCGTAGCTTTTCTTTACACAAGCGGTTAAGACCATAGAAGGTAGTAACTTCTCTCTGCTAATTGAGCCTCTCCTGGAAGGGTCGTGTAGGGCATAGTCTCAGCCATCTCTCGATAGAGGTCACGCGAGTGTTTGTGAACTGTTTCACGTGTAAGAATGTAATTGCCTCCAGGTGCGAAGGGGATGAAGGCTGGCTCTGGGAGTCGGAACATCTGAGCCCAGTCATGCCACGAATAGATATTGTGTGCCGGATGGACATTGAGATACCAGGAATTGTTCTTCTCGTAGTACATACCGCTTGAGTCGTAATAATTAACCAGACCGTACTGGTCACGGTAGGTAAGGTGGTCCTGGCGTATCAGCGGTGTGAAACCTTCACACTTCTCTAGCTTCTCAGCAAATTCGGACTCAGTGATGTATTTGAATAGGTTGGTCTTACCCCACAAGAAAACCTCGGGCAGCTCATCGTAGAACTCCACCAGGAACATCAGCTTGTCGTAATCGACATTTCCACGATTCTCGGACATTACGACTTTCGCAGCGAAACTCCTTTCTATGCCATCATCAGACCTGTCGTAGACTCGGGCCTCCATACCATACTTGAGCCACCAATCCTTCGGGTCGAAGTTGTAGTTTACAAGACATGCGTTCATAAGAAAGAAAGGTACAATTTTCTGTCTGATAAAAAGAGACAAATATAGTTTCCAGCCTGTTCTGTCCCACCACGTTCACAACAACTTACATGAAATCTCCAAAATCTTTTTCTCCAAAATTGTTTTCCTGAATTTCCATAAGGAACCTGTCGAACAGGATATTTCATATATAAATGAAATTAGGATAGTAATTCTGGGGAGTGGACCACTGCTTGATGTTCCTACGAGCCCAGTATCGAGGAGCAATCGTTGTGCCACCATTGAGAAGACGAGGGATGATACCGAACGCTGAATTGGCAATGATGGCCCCTTTAGCATAGCGAACTGACCGCCAGTTCAGACCGACATCGTGGATAATATCAAAGTCAGGAAAGAATTTATTTGCCGTAGCAGGGTCATCAGTATGTACTTGGAATTGTTTGAATCCATTTACCTTCATCATTTCAATAGCCTCATCCCAATAACTCTGAGGCAGGAACAGATCAGGGAACGCAGAGAACTCACCACCTCGGAAGTTAATGACACAGAGGTCGTCAGGCATATCAAGAGGCTCTGTTTGAAGCCAGTCAGCAATAGGATAACCAGCCCAATACCGCTCATCCTGACAGTAACAACCATCCACAATGGTGTTGTCCCCTATGAAGTTGAACTCAGGGTCGTAGTAGGTCTTGCCTTCGTAGGTGGGCCAGTCGCAATCAACAACTAGCTTACCTGCTGGCATCTCAACATGGTGCGAGAATTGATTAACATTGAAATTCTCAAGTGTAATGAAACCTTTTCCCTTGAAATCCCCATACATCGTAAAAGGAACACCAAGTCTCTTAGCAGTAACCCGAGCAGCCAAATAGCTGAAGATTTGGTCTCCTACTCCACTACCTGGATGCCATAAACCAAATATCATACTTTGTGTTTGTGAAAAGGATGAATCAGCGCATGGGCGATTTCTTGTAACCAAGCAACGTAGATTTTATCATTACCAATAATGATTTTTGCAACCAGGCTAGTCCAGAGACCAACGAGGACAAATGGTATCGCCAATATCTTTCTGATTATCATATATCGGTCTGGTGGAACGCAAAGGTATCAATACCTTCGTTCTCAGGAATTTCGTGTTCTTTACTAAAGTATTTGGCAACCTCAAGTGGAGCAAACGTGCATCCAAGAGCCTCTAAATCTTGTCTGTGGTGGCAACAAAGAAATCCATCTTCGTTTGTGTTCCCATAGAAAGATTTCCACTCGAAGTTCTGCGTAGTTGGTGCTCGAAGCATTTTCTGGCTACGAATTGAGACACTATTTCCTACCCGTACTATCTCCCCGTTCTGGTCACGGTAGGAATAATTATCTCTTGGGAGAGGCCACGGAGCACCAATATAGTCATACTCAAGGAAGTCATTGCGCCATGCTGAGGGATTTTTAACGTATCCATCCGCATGAATAAGCATGGCAAATTCTGTATCAACGTGCTTCCACAGGTCAAAGATGATGTATTTATTCCAAGCATCAATCGATGTAAGCGTTGGCTCTTCAATCAATCGAACATCGCCAAAATAAACTGCCTCCGTAGACTTTTCAATAGCCTCTTTATGAGAGGGAATATCTTTACTCGTAACTGCAATAAGAGTTACTTCGGGAAGTAGTAATTTACTCTGCATGATTTTCGTAGTAGTCCTTGAAAACGTCAACAACGTACTCTCGGTCTTCCTGTGTCATTCGAGGATGGCAACCTATCCAAAAACTATGCTTGAGAATATAGTCAGCGTGGTCAAGCGAAAAACCAATGCGGTAATGGACATTTTTATACGCAGGGTGCTTAATGATATTGCCAGCGAACATGCTCCGAGTCTCAATACCGTGTTCCTCAAGATGAGCTACAAGGGGACCGCGCTTTCCCATTGTTGTAATAGGAAAAGAAAACCAGCTAGGTTCAGCACCATTAACCCATGTAGGCATAATAAGGTCTTCAAACTTACTGAGGTGTTTATATAGATAGGTAAAATTCCTCTGCCGCAATCTCTTTATCTTAGCGGTCTTTTTAAGCTGTATACGTCCCATTGCAGCTTGAAGTTCAAGTGGTGAGAGATTTAATCCCATCTTTTCGTAGATGAAGCGATTGTCGTAATCTTTCGGTAGGGACGGCCACTTATCGTTTGTGCGGCCATTCAAGTCAGCCTGTCTTCCCCAGTCTCGGTACATTCGCACTTTACGTGCAAGTTCCGCGTCATTTGTAAATACTCCTCCTCCTTGTCCCATGGACACAATGTGAGCCGCGTGGAACGATGTAAAAGATAATGTACCAAAAGAGCCGACCTTTCTTGTTCCGATAGTTCCGCCCCACCCGTCACAGTTGTCCTCAAGAACATATAATTTATTCCTCTTAGCTATCTTAATAATCTTCGGCATATCACACGGATTGCCTACGGCATGGACACAGATGATTGCCTTTGTTTTATCAGAAATTGCCTCCTCAAGTTCTTCAGGGTCAAGATTGTACGAACCAATCTTTGAATCAACTACCACAGGGACAAGACCACAGTGAACAATAATGTTAAATATAGTAGGGAAAGTAACAGCAGGTATGATGACTTCACTTCCCTTAGGAAGCTCCAACGCCATAAGAGCCAGTAAACCAGCACTAGAACCAGAATTTGCAAGTATGCCATGTTTCATTCCAAGAAATTTAGCTGCTTCAGCTTCCATTAATTTTCCCTCTTCCCCTAGTGGCCACCAATTACGTTTCATTACTTTATTAACAGCAGCTATCTCTTCTTTCCCAAGAAGCATACCGCCGTATTTAATGTCTCTTTTCATACTAAGTCTTTTATAATCGCTGATAAAGCATACTTGTAGTCCCACTCTGGGTAATCTCTGCGAAACTTGCTGACATCGTGAACATCCCATAGTCTGTCTCCTTTCCTAGGTGAGGTCCATGTCTTAATAAATGGGCGGCCTATAGCTTCTCCAAGAAGCGTTCCCGCTTCAAGGACAGATACGCTCCTTTCTGGGCCTCCTCCAATGTTGTACACTCCTCCCACTTTGGGGGACTGGATGAACTCATAGAGAGCCGATGCCAAGTCACTCGAATGGATTTGGTCTCTGACTTGTTTCCCGTTGCCATATATTTTATAGGTCTTACCTCCTTTAATACACTTTGCTAAATAGGCTAGGAACCCATGCTGTTCGGCTCCAGCATGGTTCCTGCCAGTGATACAGCCCGGTCGAAAGACCCCGACCTTCATGCCGAAACGGGCTGCATATTGTTGGGCGTACATATCTGCGGCGGCTTTGGAACAACCGAAGAATGAACGGTCTCCTGCGAAGTCGAGACCAAGTGATTCGGAAAACCCTTTTTCGTCGTCCTTCCCCCAAGGTTGATAACGCATCGTTTCTTCCTGAAGCGTAATTGCCTTCATATTCTCCCCATACACCTTATCCGTAGAGACATAGACAAAGACTGCTTCTGGGCAGTACTTTCTAGTTGCCTCCAAGAGGATTAGAGTGCCACGCGCATTGATATCGAAGTCTTCAAGCACATGGTCGGTAGCGTAATCATGGGATGGCTGACCTGCAGCATGAATGATGGCGTCGAACGTCTTCTCTGAGAATAGTTTATTGATTGCAACTTCATCTCGAATATCAATCTCGTTGAAGACAGGTCTCTTCTCTGTCCCAAAGAATTTTGATCGGCCATTGTTGTCAATTCCAGTTACATACCAGCCCTTTTCGATAAACAGTTCCATACAGGCCGAACCAACAAGACCTGAGCTACCTGTGATGAGTATTCTTCTGTTCATAGGCGTATCCATTCTTTAGGACATTCGGTTCGTTCAACGCCATCCGAATACCATTTATCAACGCTAGGAGCTACAACAATCTTATTAGGATTCTTGTTAAGCATTGCGGCCCACCAAGAGAAACTGCTGTTAGCCATAATAATGTGCTTGCAGGAAGCCATGAGATTCATGTCTTCTGCTTCAGTAAGTTCTTTGGGAGGAAGCTCAAATCTTGTACCAATCAACGGTAGGAGAGCAATTCGGCACCACTGGCGGTCATTTTTATCAGTGTCCCAGCCCTGATTATCTTTGCAAAACACAATGAATTGGTCATTGGGGAACATTCGAGTTGCTTGCTTGTAGTATTCAGTTTCCCAAAGATTGACATAGAATGGATTTCCCTTGTAATCCCCACGACGAATATGAAGAGCAACTTTGTCTATGGTTGGGCTTATCCCTTCTGAAAAGGTAGCGCGTATTCTATCAGTGTGTTTTTCCCAATACTTCTGACTTTGAAGGTAAACATCAGGAATTTCTCCATCAAGGGTCTTTCCAATAAGATAGGCTTCTTTGAACATTAGATTACCTAGACCACCTATTTGTTTGCGTACAGATTTCATATTAGGCCATCCATTCAGGATGCTTTGATTGCCACTCGATAGTATTTTTTAGGGACTCTTCAAAGGTGAGTGGTGGCTTCCATCCGAGAGCGTAGAGTTTCGATGAATCAAGTCCGTAGTGCGGGTCATGCCCAGGTCGCTGAGAGTGAGTGTCGACAAGTTCGTAGTCTAATTTTGTTTCTCCCATGAGGCTTGAGATTAGTTCTGCAAGTTCAAGATTATCCAACTGTTTATCACCTGCAATGTTGTACCTGTCAGGTTTATCAACGGCGTTCGGCACGTGCATGTGCGGCGGCAATTTCTCCAAAATAAACATAATGGCACTAGCAAAGTTCCAAGAGTGAATATACGAACGAGAGCCTATTTCACCTGGCTTTCCGTGTATGGTTACTTTTTTACCTGCTGCAATCCATTTTTGGAGCATTGCAGGGAATTTTGAGGATTGTTGCATTTCCCCAAAGTTGTTCATCGTGTTAGTGATGATTACTGGAACACCGTAAGTTCGCCAGTAGCTAATTGCGATTGCTTCTTGGCAAGCTTTAGAAGCTGCATACGGGTTTGATGGGATAATGGCGTCCCACTCTCTTCTAAGGTCATCATGTTTTGAAGACACTGCACCATAGACTTCATCTGTGGAGATCTGTACGAATACTTTAGGTTTGATTTCTCTGGCATACTCAAGCAAGTTAATTACCAAGTCAACGTTATTTTTTATGTAATACTCAGGATTTTGGATACTTGCCTCTACATCAGACAAAGCAGCCATTGAGATTATATAATCAACGTACCCGATTTTGCTCTTGGCAACTGGGGATAACGGAGCTGTTAAGTCATGGGTAATGATAGTTAAGCGCTTACGCCATTCCTCGTTTTCTCCAATTACCATGTTGACACGATCTGACCAACCCTTATGCCTGAAGGAGTCAATTCCTATCACATCCCAATCTGAGTTTGTAAGGATGTATTTGAGGAAGTGTGCTGAAATACTCCCACCAATACCTGTAAGAAGAACTTTAGTTTTCATACTTGTACATCTCTTTAACTTTAGTTTCACCCTTATAATGTTTTCCCATAACTAATCCGTGCTCAAGAGACTTATCAGCGTAGCTCATAAGATTTGAGGTTTGACCATCATGGAGTCCGATGACCACGTTGATGTCGTCGAGGATTTTGGGTCTACCATAAGCGTCAAAGTAACGCTTGTAGAGGTCGCAATCGAGCAACCAACTAAGACGTTCATCAAATAAGAGTCCTCTTTCACGCTTAAATGTTAGCACGCTTGGAGAGCCAATAGTATTTTTACCTGTGTATATCTCTTCTGAATATGTAGGCACATGTGGGTTTGTAAGTTGATTTGTTTTATCTTGATGTATACACCCTGTTACGAGCCAAGTATCATTTTCTTTGAATTTATCAACAATCATTTGTAGAGAATTTTCGTGAGCTAGGTAATCATCCATGTACAGTATTTTTATCAGCTCTCCCCTAGCATATTTTATAGCTCTGTTAGAGTTTCGAGCCATACCCTTAAGTTCACCTTTTACTCTTTGAGCCCACGTAAATGGCCCAATGTCAATTTCATTCCACAAAAATTCCATCAATTTTCTGTCATCAACTCCTGAGTCATCAGAAATGACTATTTCATAATCTTTGAAAGACTGATTTTTCACACTCTCAATGCTCCTCTTTAGAAAGAATTGCCAGTTTTCCATTTGGTGGCATGGAATTACTACGGATATTTTCATACTGAGAAAACGCTAGGGAAGTCTTTAATAATCTGCGCGTGTAGTTCAGCGGCATGTGCATTAGCGACATGAATCATTGACTGCGCCTTTGTGCGATACAGGACTAATGGGATTTGAATAATGCAAATTGATTTATTTCTAGTAATGAGATCGAACCAAATGTGGAAATCTTCCCAACCCCAGGTCATACGGGGAGAGTAACCACCACATTCGAGAAGAGCAGAACGCCTGATGGCGCAGAAGTACGGGAGTCTGTTTGCAGTCTTGAAATCTTCGAGAGTGGGCATTCCTGTAAGAATCAGGGGTTGATTTCGTACACCAAATTCCTTGAACGATGGCGCGATAATGTCGCACTTGGTTTCGTTGATTGCCTTCGTCATTACTTCTATGCAGTTTTCCATCAGCATGTCGTCAGCGTCTAGCGGCAAAATGTAGTCTCCGGAAGAGTTCATTATGCCAGTGTTTCTAGCGGCAGACAGGCCCTTGTTTCGCTGCGAAACTACAGTAACGGGATACTTACGAGCAATCTCCAAAGAGTTATCGGTACTGCCATCATCGACCACAATAATCTCGTAAGGTTTTATCGTCTGTGTGAGTACAGACTCAATACAATCCGCAAGGTACTCTTGTTGGTTGTAACTCGGAATTATCACTGAGATGGTCATATCAGTACTCCTTCGACTTCGTGTGGCCCACCAGAGCCACCACACTTATTAACTTTGGTGACTCGTATCTTTGGGTCAACGATTGAACTACCACACGTTGGACAAATAAAGGGACTGTCAGTGACAGGACCAACCATCTTCTTGAGAGCGTCCATTCCCTGTGGAGATAGGGAGAACTTCTTGGTGAGGGTGATTATCTTTGGTTCGTAGTTGCGGCCCCAGGTTGGGATGTAGTACTCGTTGATGAGTGAATCTGGGTAGATATATCCTGGGTCCAAGACAACCACTGGTGGGTGCTCTGAAAGGTACTTGTTCCAGTGGGACTCGTCGTTCCAAATGGCGGTGTAGTTGATGTTGTGGAAATCCTTGTCGATGTTGCGCTTCATTGCCCACATTGCCGTGATGAAGTCAGCCGATCTGCCACCTTGGAAACCGCCAGCTGCGTAGAGAGGATCGAAGTAGGGAGTTCCCTGGCTTGCCTGGATTCTGCCGAATCGCGGTATGAACGCTGTGGAGTTTGGGTTTGGCTCATACGGCGGGATGTAGCGACGTGCCAGGGCGTACATTGGGTGCTGCGCCATCGTGAGGCCATTTCCAAGAATCTCATCACCAACGGTCCCAACCATTCGCATATCTGCATCGAGGTAAAAGATGTAGTCGTACTCCTTGAGCTTTTCTTCCTCCTGTAGAAATAGGTGGTAGCGCATCAGAGTCGGTAGCGGCCACTCTGAGGGTCCTGTAGGAATGATGGTGAAGTTGTTCTTCTCTCTAAGGAACTTGATTGCCTCGTCGATTGACTCTCGGGAGTCCAGTTTTTGAGTAGCCAGCATTTCAAGATTGACAGCTTGTGGATCAGCGGCAGTCGGCAAGAGTGCATTCAGTTCGCGGATTCGGGCAGCTATGTTTTCAGCGGGGTTGAGTCCGGCAAGGACGGCATCGTATTCTTTAGAGCCAATTTCAGGCACATCAGTCCACACAAATTTATCTACCTGGTGATTCTTGAGAAAGTGCTTATCGACATCCTCACTGATGTTCTTGAGAAACGGCCAGTAGCGCGGATTAAGACACACGAACAACAGGGCTACTTTCATAGGCCATGTAACTTGAGGTGGGTAATCTTTTCTTCGTATTCTTTGGCTGAAAAATCCTTGTTAGCCTTGAGCTTCTCAGTAGGTTCCATGTATTTCAAGTGACGATGTTGCGCCAAAAGCATCTCAGCTGTCCCAACACCATAACGGTTATCAAGCCCTTTTGCGTATCCAAAAAGATGAAGTTCATCCCAGGCATTGCACTGGGTACATTCAGCATTGTTGTTATACGGATTGAAAAGTAAATCCCTTCCACATGAAGCAGCGGGGATAAAATGACCGCAGTCGGAAGTCTCAACGGTGATTCTTTTCCCACAAGAAATACAAGTTCCGTATTTTGCAACATCTCGTTTACGAATGGCTATTGAAAACAAGTACCACAGGATGCCTTTTTGGATAGGGTTCTTGTAACGCATCCAGGCGGTCACAGGGACATCAAATTTTCTTTTGGTATCAGATATCGAAAGATTAGTCTTCTTTCGTCCTACACCCCTTTTTGTTCGTTTGGTGGCCATACTAGACTCGGGCGTGGCACGCGGCGCAAATGTTAATGATACTTTCATGTTGGCAGTCTCCGTTTTCATCAGAGGCAAGTTCTGCTTTTAGCTCGGAACGAGAAAGGGTCTCTGCACGCGCTAGTCTGTCTCCTGCCGAGCCAGGAAGTCCGATTGCGAGGTATAGCTTCTCTGAATCAATCTCCTTTAACTTTTCAGGAGAGACTTGCCCTTGAATAGCGTAGGTGTCGTAGACTTTGATGAGTTTCGCTGCGAAAGACTGTGAAATTTGGCACTCCCTCTCAAGATATTCACCAAATGAGCCATATTCTCCTTTCCATAATCCCTTTGTGGATATTTCGTGGAGAAGACTTGCGCCTTCAATCAGTCCCTGACGAGCTGAAACAAAGCACTTGGCGGCTCTAACGAGGATTGTGTTTGAGGGGGTCATACTTTTTTCGATGCCATTAAGCTCTTCATGCTATTAACGAGAGCGATTCGTTCTTCAGGAAACTTCTGAAAAAACCTCTCATCCCTTTTAGCTTGGCGGTACTCAAGACGAGCATTTATCTTTGAAAGGCGTGTATGACCTGAAACATCACGACATATTGGCTCAACGTATTCTCCGAATCTAATTACTCCAAGAAACTTCAGATATTGGTCAAAAGGGCTTTTTAGGCGACCTCTAATTTCTTTTTGAGGGAAATCCTTTAAGGCAAGCTCAAGGTCATCCATTTCTTTCGAGGTAGGTTCCCACTTATCCTGCTTAGTGTCTTCAAAATCGTTTTTCATGCTCTTTTTCGCTTAAAGGCTAATAATTTCACCCACTTTGAGTCAAGGTCATAGGGAGAAAGGACTTCAGGGCAGAATGGGTCGTCCTTAAATTTCGCTGCGAAACGTAACGCTTGGGCGGCACCATCGAGGGTTTGTTCGGTAAGGAGGTTCTTAGCGGCCTGTATCTGAGTCTTATTCATTCGCCAGTTGGCGGGGTAGTTACCCCACAATGCGAAAACCGCTAGGTACGCTGTATCCTTTCTGGTGGATTTCTTCTCTTCGGGTTCCACACTTACTATCTGCAATTCTTCAGAATTGCCAGAGTTAATGGATTGAGTTAAATACTGGGTTGAGTTAGTGCGTTTCTGGGACGCTACCCCTAGCGTCTGTGGCACGCTACCTAGCGTCCCTAAAACGCTACCCCCCTGGACAATATTAAGCTGATACATGTTTGAAGTGGGAGCTTGCTCGTAGAATCTTTTGAATTTTACGATAAGTCCTGTGGTTTCGAGAATTGTGAGAGCCTTATCAACGGAACTAAGAGAAATATTTCCAAGTTCAGCTAAAGTAGACCTACTAGGAAAACATTCTCCGTTTTCATCGGAAAAATCACATAGCCAAAAATAAACAACCTGTGCATGAACATCAAGACCTTCGAGTGTTTTTTTATTTGGAACTACTAAGAATGAACCTTTCTCGTATTTCATACTCAAGCGCAATAAAGACCACAGGGAGTCTGACAACACCTGTGGTCGTGATTAAGCTTGAGAGTCAGACTCATATCTGATTAAGATAGCATGAGGTTACAAGGTAACAGATGTGCAAAAATGTGGATAACTAAACAAAAACCCCGCTTGTAGGCGGGGCGTTTGTTCTACCTGTAAAACTACTTACAAATGTTCCCCTGTTTGACCGGAAGACCAGCTACCGGGTTCTGAACGACACTGTAGAGCTTGGTCATCGCCTCCTCACAAGATGCAGTTCCTTTTGGTCCTACATAAGCATCTAGCCATAGTGTTGCGCCCTTGTCGGCTGTTTTGAGTGAGTGGCAAGGCTGGTTCTGAGGTGTAGGACCATCGCCGCACGTATCCTGGGCAGAGAAGTAACATTGAAGTTCTGGTACATAGAACTTAGTTCCGTAGGCAAAGTCTCCAACATCTTTTCCGTTTGTAATTACGTGTCCCACTGCCATTGTCGTTGGGTTGTTATAGGTACAATCCCCCTTTGCTGTACCACTAATTCCATTCAGGTACGTCTCGGGCGATCCCGGTGGTGTGTTATCTCCATCGGCATACCCCGTAATGTAAACATTAGAGAGAGAAATGCCTCCGGTTGTTGGTGGAACAACTGGCGGCGTAACCGGAGGAGTAACAGGGGGTACGACTGGGGGAGTAACCACTGGCGGCACGACAACACCCGCAAGCCTTGCACAGATAGCGGCCAATGTGTCAGAAGCATTAGCGGTGATACTTGCAGTTGCGGCGTTAGCGGCTAGTGCAATGCCAGCTACATACCCCGCAATCGCAACTATGATTAAACCAATAAGAGCGGTTCTCAGTTTTACTGTTTTCATGTATAAATTGATTAAGAGAGACCCCCTCCCTTTAATAATAGTTTAATGATAGCAACAGGTGAAAAAAGGTCAAATTGGGTTTTCATCAAATTTTAATATAGAAATGGCTTTGTTGAGCCATTATTGTGTTGTGGATAACTCTCTTTCGTCAATAACAATACAATGCAGACACCAGTTAGTTCTGTCTGCTTTTGTGACTCGACAAGAAACAAATGTGTATGCCTTTTCGCACTTCTCGCAGAATGACCAAGACCTAGGCTGTTTTTGCGGTTTCATCTTTGAGGAATTGACGAGCAGCTTTCATGCCGACACCAAGTTTTGTTTCGCCGCGAAAGAAGCTGTTACCCTTTTTGACTACTTCCCCACTTGCAATCATATCGGCCAGCTTATCGTGCTCAATAGAAAACCCTTGGCCAGGAATCATCATTAAATCTATTTTACTCCCTTGTGTGGCAGCCATCTTATTCTTCATAATCTCAGCCTCAATGACAATACCTATTTTTGCACCATCTGAGGCGCGTTTAACAGCCTTTCCAAACGAATTTTTGAGGCGTATGGACAATGCCTTGTGGTAGTCCAATTTAGCTCCCCCTGAAGTTTTTTCAACTCCATGTCCCATAACATCAGCAAAAGAGTGGTTAATAACAAATAGTGCATGATTTTGCACCATGAGTATCGGTACAATCCTCCGACAGAATGTTGAAACAAGTTTTGACTGACTACCAATGGTTTTGCCGTCTGAAGACTTCTCAGCTTCGACTCTAGGATGTAGTGCTCCAATAGAATCAATAACAATCAGACTATTTTTTTCTTTCGCCGCGAAAGAGAGCGCATCATCTAGTGCATCTTCAGCAATTTGTTCTCGTACAAAGAATAGTTTCTCCATATTAACGCCTAAGCCTGTAGCATAGGCACCAAAATCAAAAGTAAACTCCTGATCGAGCCATAAACATTTCCTTCCTTCCTTTTGAGCTTGAGCCACAAGTTGAAGAGCAAGGGTACTCTTGCCGACTGACTTATGGCCATAGATTTCAGTGATTCTTCGCGTAGGAACGCCACCAATGCCCGTAGAACGGTCCAAATTAGGCATACCCGTAGGAATGACATCAACTTCACGATACGGTGCTTCAGAAGCCAAGTAAATAACCATGTTATTTTTTCGCTGCGAAAAAGAATTGAATTACCTCTGATAACACCTCTGTCATTGGCCTATGTGTTCTAAACGCTTCTTCTCGCACCATTTCATAATCAAAGGTCCTAACCCGCATTTGTTCTGTTTCCATGTTTGGTTTATCCATAAAGACAAGGATAGCAGGTTATCCACATATGTCAATAAGTATACCTGTTGACAACTATTATGATAAGCATTACTATTGCTGTAGATGAAATGCAACGGTTACGGTGGTTACGACTGCTGTTTCTCGTCAGCAGAGTAGTTTAGAGGTTTTAATACAACTTCGCTTCTTCGTGCTCTTTAACCTTCAAGTAACGCCAAAGTATTAAGCGCACTTTTGAGAGCAGAGTCACGAAGACTGCTGTTATTTGAGGGTTAGAGGGGGTCGCTATTAGTTAATTAGAAAAATATGTCTGACAAATATAATGATGTCTGGCTCGAAGATGCAAATATGCACTTTGAGGAAGCCATCGAGACTGAACAGTGGGCAATGGCGAGAGCTGTTATAGGTGATCTGAAGGAAGGTGGATTCGCAGATTCAGCAGTAGTCTTAGAAAGGAGACTGCGAAACATTCTAAACCCTGACAAAGAATAATATGCCTACTACACTTAAAACGCCTGAAGAACGTATCAGAGCAGCGTATGATTACTCTAAGGAAGCCGCAGTAGAAAAGTTTAATGCTTGTAAGGAAGAGGCACAACAAGAACAGAAGAAACGTGCTGCCCAACTAAAATGGCTATTAGCAGAGGATGAGAGGAGAGATGTAATGACATGGCTCGTATGAAAAACAAAAAACACACATTAGTGGAAAAGGAAATGGAAGCATGTCACGGAAAGTATAAAGCCATGCTTAGAGACAGGGATGTGCAGATTGCAAATTGGGAGCAGTTATACAAAGACAAGGATAATGATAGAAGTGCTTGGAAGGAGAAATACTTAAACACACTAGAATCTGCTCACGAGTATCGAAAGTGGTGGTTGAAAGAAAGAGCAAAGGTAAGGGGTATAAAATACGGCACAGCCTTGGGATTATTTGTTCTTGCATTATTAGTACTATTCCACATCGTATGATGACTACCGCAAAAGAGATTCAGTTCGCACGAATCGCTGGGCTTTCGATGAATATTCAGCCTGTAATTGACTGTTCCCACGATTGCACTTCAATGTGCCGTCACAATGGATGCAACTGTGAGTGTGGTGAATTTCACGATGTAGATAGGAAACAAGAGCTTGACTGGGTGGGAAGCAGTAAGGGATGGGCATTATTCAAAGAATTGCAAGCAAAGGACGACAGAGGTGAGTTTTACCAAAATTACCCTTGGAAGTTTCCTTTTTAGTATGAAATTTGAACTTCATGTACCAGTAGAACAATATGGATTTGTTTCTGCTGATATTGAGACTACGGATTACGCTCAAGTTCGTGAGACGTATGATGCGATAAAGGACTCTTTCGCAGCGAAACTAGAAGGACTCGACGATAAATCAATGACTGACTTCATCCAAAATCAGTTAAAAGGAACGCCAAATGAAACTGAGACATGGGAAAAGATGAATCCAGCCCAGAAAACATTTGTTAAACTATTAAAGAACGCACTTAATCGTAAAAACTAACTATGACTAAAGAATCAATTTTTCCTGACGATATAAAAGAAGCATCAGATAAGATGGGTGGTGAGTGGGTAAAGGCTAGTGAATTTGAGGTGGGATTAGTTCTTCAAATAGCAAAACCAATGGAAAAGAAAGTATCGAGTAACCCTAAATATGGTGGTCAAGACTCAGATTTTCTAGTAAAGAATGACATCCTAGAGAAAGGAGAGTGTCTCATGTTTACCTTCAATTCAACGAGTGGTGAAGAACGCAAATTCAACACAAAGTCAGCTCCATTCTTCATTGCTTTTAAGCAAGTAGAGGAATTAGGCATAGGAGATTGGATAAAAATAACCAGAACTGGTAAGACCGATGAAACTCGCTACACCGTTGAAAAAGTAGATGGTCCACAAGTTCCACAAAGAAAAAAGGATGTCCCGACAAAGGAAATTAACCCAGATGATGTACCTTTCTAACCTACATGGACACCCTAGAAAAAGAACTCACTAACGATACACAGGTATGAAGATCAACGAAGCAGCACAAAGAGTACTCAGCAAGATACGCGCACTGATAGCAGGTTTATATGATAGCCGTTTTGCAGTGAAAATGTACTCGGAATTGGATGCTATAGAAAATGACGAAACAACCGAACTTACTAACAGTAATGGATGATGATATGGAACTCTGTAGCGAAGGACACGAAGAAGTTTGTTTTGAAGGCGGCAGATTTTCTAGCTGCCCTGCATGTGAAGCCATTGAAGACCTCAACAGTCAGATAGAAAAGTTAAATGACGAAATCGCGACGCACGAATGCACTTGCGAACACGACACAGAAACCAAAGTATGACCCCCCCATCCCGAGATAGTGAGAAGAAGTCGGTCGGTGAAATGATTGCGGAAATGGAGGACGAGATGGCCGCTTATCGGGCTGCTGACCACCAAATGAAGATATGGGAACAGTTATTCCGAGCTGCGCCTAAATGGAAGAAACTTAAGATGCTCGCGGTGGCCTTTAAGGAATTGGCGGGACTCTCAGACAAAGAAATCAAGGAAATGTTTTCTGACCCCTTACAAAAGTAGATAGATATACGTATGAGAACACGAGAAGAAATTGCGAAATTGATTGACACCACCATCTACGAGGTTCCGCTTGTGCAAATACCAAACTTACTGCAAATACAGATAATCCTTCTTTTAGACATCCGTGACTTACTCACTAAAGAAACTGAATGACCTATGACCCTCTCAGAATTGAAAGCACAAGGAAGGAAGGAGTTTGAAGAGAAATTTAGTCGTAGTTCTGGTGATTTCAAAGAAATATTATCCGATATGGCTGACTTCCTCGACCAACACACAGAAACAGTCGCACGGGTGGTGAAAGAGGAATTGCTACCTGAAGAAGATGATAATGCCGCACGACAATGGGCAAGAGCATGGTTGCTCACCAAATGGAACACCTTTATGGGAGAAGCACAATCTAACGAGTGATAAATAAAGATATGAAAGAAGAAGTAATACAAGGAGATTGTTTAGAGATACTTCCAACTATAAAGGAAAAGTTTATTATTGTTACCGATCCCCCATTTAATGTTGGCTATCACTACAATGATTACAAAGACAATATGGGAGCAGATGAGTATTACGAGATGTTGCAGAGTGTTTTTCAAGACTATCCTTTTGTAGTTATTCTCTACCCAGAAGAAATATACAAGATAGCATTTCAGGTAGGTAGATTTCCAGATAAGGTGATTTCTTGGGTATATAACTCCAACACCGCAAAACAACATAGAGATATTGCTTTCTTTGATGTAAAACCAGACCTTAAAAAATACGGGCAGGATTATAAAAATCCAACAGATAAGAGAATAGCTAAAAGAATATCAGACGGAAAGCGAGCAAGACTTTATGATTGGTGGGAAATAAATCAAGTTAAGAATGTATCAAAAGATAAAACAGAACATCCTTGTCAAATGCCTTTAGAAGTAATGAAAAGAATAATAGCGATACTCCCCGAAGATTATATAATTGTAGACCCATTTGCGGGAAGTGGAACGACAGCAGTCGCATGCAAGGAACTAGGAAGACAATTTATAATGATTGAGCAAGACAAGAAATACATAGACATTATCAACAAGAGACTAGCCCCCCAAAGATAACCTTAACAACTCATTAGACGAATCCAACAAATAACTATGGAATCATACGCCCTCTCCACCATTAAGAGCAACAAATAATGATATGCCTCACACACAACGCTGTATACGGGAGGCTGTGGGCACCCCAGAGTCATTCTTTGAATCTATATGACACTCAGAGAAATAATTGTCCTACCTTTTGTCTTACTTGGAAGTTTCTGCTTTTGGAGCGCCAATAAGATAATGGGCGAACGATTGTTTTATTACCCTGATTATGACCACCTTTGAATCTATATGAAGTACTCACTATGGTGTTTGTTGTTTGGGCATAGATGGCGTGGATATGTAAGAGAATATACCCCCGCTTACTTGAAAGCTCTTGAAAAAGGGCTTCCTGTTGTAATTACAATACCTAGTGACTATCACCTTGTTTCAAAACCGCTAGATTTTTGTCCCCGTTGCGGATTATCAAAGAAAGAGGCGGGGATTCAATCTATATGAAGTACATCACTCTTGTAGTGATATAATTCAATAGATGAGCTTTTGCGTTCATCACAAAGGAGGGTACGATGAGAAGCGTTATTCTCTTGTTATCTCTGCTCTTTGCCAATCTAGCCAATGCAGGTGAAGCGTTGATACTGATTTGTAACAAGAATGTGGTGGATTGCACTCCAGAAACGGCGCGTATTGTGTTTACAATATACGTCCAGCCGTCGATCCCCACAGGATGTCTCATTTCAGCGAGTCAACAATTCTCGGCATCTACGGCTGATTTGGTCGCCACGGATGAAATAGCCAAAATTGTCTGTGGCAAATAAGCGAGATGGTGGCTTGGCAGTTCACACCTTAACCGAAACTGCCCCAACTATGAGAGAAAAACTACCTATAACGTGGAGAAAAGGAATGGATAAAAAGCCCAAAAGCTATGCTCAAATTTTGGCTCAATATAATAAGAAAATGGCTCCTATTCGTAAGAAGAGAATGGAGGAAGCTAAAAAGAGAATAAATAAATTCAAGAAACTTGAAAAGCCGAAATGGTACTTTAGAATCACAAAAACGTCTTAACAAAGCCACGCCAGAGTTTCGCAGCGAAAGAATGTCCAACGTTCAAAAATCGAACAAGGCAAAAATCGTAGCGCTTTTTCAAGCTCAATGGCTATTTACGCAAGGGGGTGTCTTTAGCCAAAAAATCAGGTATTTCAAAATCGGAAACCAAAGGCGAAAATTCCAAATCCTTTCCACCGTTAGGTATCTGTTTCCACACGTAAAAAGCCGCAATCGTAGCGGCTTGCGTGTACCAACGCAAAAACCGCATACGCGATTGTGTAATCGTATGCGGCCTATTGCTTTTCACCTCTTGAGAGGTCTTTTGCTGTTCGCCTTTTTGCTTTTTGACTTTTGAGCTCAACAACCGTACGGGCACATTAAGTCATTGCCTAATGGTGCATCACATACGGCGCACTCGCCGTTGTCTTTTTTCTGTTCGCCTTTTTGCTTATTGCCTTTTTTGTATGTGGATATAATGGATTTTAGGCCCGAAATATTGCCTACTATCCGTATATCGCCATTTGCTTCAGGGTAACAATCGAGACTAATAAACGTATTTCTATCAGCATCTTGCGCCCGTATCTTGAGATAGTCCCCGCCTTGTCCTTTTTTAGCCCTATTACTTTCCACCGTTGCGTAGAGTTTCATACTAGTTTTGCTCTATTTTACCGTCACCGTCGATCGTAATGTCGCAACTAGGACACCACAAGAAAGGTGCATCGGGCATAATCGAATCAAGCGCGGTCAATTCGCTTTCGTTACAGTTTGGGCATTGTGTGTGCAATAACTTGGCTTGTATTACGGTCAAAGGTGTTTGACTCATACAATCGGAGTCTTAGCATCTAACCAATTCGCGGTTATATGTCGCGCAGTAGTTCCCTTTTCTTCACTTGGATATCCTTTTTCGTGGGATAGAGTGAAACGCACACGGCCATTTTTTACAATCGCACTAACCCAAACATCGGTCCACTTTTTACCATTGTTCACGCGAACATGCGCGATTGAAGTCGTAGACCATGCGGGAAAGTTTTCCAAGTCTCGCACGTCGATTTCAAGTTGTAGCGGCTCTATGCGTTGTCGATTTTCCGCTAGTTGCCGCGCTATCTCTTTGTATACACATGTGAGCGTTGCGCTTGATATACCCTCATTTGCTTGTTTGCACAATTCCGCAAACTCACGCGACACTTGCGGCCGACCTATCATTTCCGAACCTCGAAAACTATGGCCGCTTAGTGCGTCCCACTCTCTTAACGGTATATCGTTGTAATGTTCATCTTTTGACGCGCGTATGCGCTCTATGCCTATTTTGTCGCGTACCTGTTCGCGCATTTCATTGGTGATGAATTGCGCGTAATATGCGCGGTGCGAGATTTCTCCCGCCAAGTATTCTTGTCGTGTTTTCATAAATCCATATTCATTTATCAATGTACATCGCCACAATCACGCGACGAGGGCAATTTGCCCCATAGAACGCATATAAATGCGCTCTAGGGATAAACTACGCAAAGCAAACACTAGATACAAGCATCGAACCAGCACCAAAGGCCACTAGAAGACTCACCGCACTATTCTGCAATGTCTTCCGTGCAAAATAATGGTTAAGTGTCGCACAAAGTAGCTTAAAGGCTCGTTTTGTCTTGTTCTTTTTATGCACTGATATTGGTGTTGTATACATAAATAATCAATTAACCTTTAATACCCTAATACTATTCTATTACTGTCAACGTGTCAACACATAGATAGCATTGGCATGTGGATAACTCGCACGCCTCTTTGTGACGATGAGCAAAACACGCGATTCAGGTATAATGCAGATTATGAGTGTATCAACAATAAAACAAATGAAACTAGGTAGAGAACTAGCAAAAGACCTCAAATCACTAAAAAAGCCCCGCAATAAGATGCAGTTAATGGTAGCTAGTGGATATAGTGAAACTCATGCCAGACACTCGCCGCATGTTGTTTTTAAGCAACCAGGCACAATCAATGCCATAAATGTGGCTCTAGAACAGGAAGGATTTACAACTGAGAATGCAAAGAGAGTGGTGCAGAATATACTAAATCAAGCTCATGCTGAGAATAAAGACAGATTAAAAGCCGCTGAATTAATCTTCAAAGTCGAAGGCGCTTATGCCGCAGAGAAGAGTATCAACCTAGATGTAACAGCGGATGAGCTCAAATCCATGATTAATGATGGTCTATCCCGCTTTAGGGGAGAAGCCTAATGGTACTTGTTTACAGCTATTATATGGCTCTGTTGTGCGGTATTTTGAGGGAAGGGTGCCGGGTGGGTAGTCCGCTTTTTCTTTGGGTCCCATTAGTGAAGGAGTTGACAGATAAAATTTTTTCCCCGTACACTTTTTATTCCTAATATATGGCTCAAATCCTATGTGATTGCGGATGTGGTGAAAGGTTTGAAAGACCCTCGTTTTTCTCTGGTGCCTGTCGAGTAAGAAAGCTCAGAAGTGTAACTCCATCGTTACAAAACCCGTCAAAATCTGAACTTGTTGTAACGCATAAGTTACCAAGTAACCCTAGCGTTACACTCCGAGATGGTTACGAGTGGTCGAAGTCCGAAGAATTTGGATGTGTCATTCGCAGAAAGCCTGGGTTCCAATGGGAGATGAAGAACTCATTTAGTGGTAAGTGGCAGTACATCGAAGACTAATATGGAAACATTTAAGCTCACCGAAGAGGAGAAGGTATTCTGCAAGAAGCTTCTCTCTCTGTTCAAAATAGATGGGAAGCCCGCAGATACCATGATTTCAGAGGGACAGCTCACCATCTTTGGTGCTCTGGTCCTTCGTAAGAAGAATCGTATTAACATCATCACGTCTACCCAGTACGGCAAGTCCCTGATTGTCGCTCTCGCGTGTATCGTACTCAGCTGCATCGACGGAGAGATGATTTCCATTCCTGCCCCTAGTGAGGATAAGGCGAAAATCATCATGCGGTACTACCTCCAACACCTCGGAGACCATCCACTGTTCTATAGCCAGCTTGAGCGCGGAGATAAGCTCGATAGACTCATCATGGAAACCAGTAGAGACCGCCTTGTCCTCAAGAATCGAGGAGGTGTTTTCATCCTCTCCGTCCATGCCAAGGACTCTCAGAAGGGATTTGAAGCAGCGATGGGCGAGGGCTCACGAATCGTTATCGAAGATGAGTCTTGCCTCATCCCAGATAACATCGAAGCAACCATTTTCCGTATGATCGCTGGTAAGGGTAAGGAGGCCATGTATGTGAAGATTGGCAACCCTTTCTACCGCAACCATTTCTACAAGTCAGCAAACGACCCCCGATACCTCCAGATATTCATTGACTACAAGCAAGGTATCCGTGAGCAACGCTACGACATCGACTTCATCGAGGAGGCGAGGGGTAAGCCTAACTTTGACATCCTCTACGGCTGTCTCTTCCCAGATGGAGATATCATGTCCTCTGATGGCTACATGAAGCTCCTGCCAGATGCCGACCTCAAGAAAGCAATCATCCCACCAGGTATGCACGCAGGTCTCTGCATTCTTGGTGTTGACCCCGCAGCGGGAGGTGATAACTCAGCCATAGTCTTGAAATCAGCAAATGCCCAGGAAATACTATTTAACCAGCGACTCGATGACATCCTCAAGCTCGCAGACATAACTGCCGACCTCTTCAGAGCCAGAGGAGCCGCGATGGTTGTCGTAGACCGCACAGGGGTTGGAGAAGGAGTGTTCAGGAGACTCCAGCAAATGGACATTCCCGTCCGAGGTGTGTCATTCGGCAGTAAATCTGAAGATGAGATGTTTAAGAACCTCAAAGCAGAGCTCTACTGGCGCGAAAGGAATTGGATTCTCGGAGGTGGTCGCCTCATGGAGCACCATGCTTGGTCTGAGTTTGGCGATATCCGATGGGAAAACGATGACCGCAAGATATGTATTGAGCCAAAGGAGAACCTATTCAAGCGTGGTATCAAGTCCCCGAACGTTGTCGATGCCGCAGTGCTTACACAGTTCATTTCAGAGACCGCAATCAAGAACAATCAAAGCCTCCGTCAAAGGCAAGGAGTGTTTTTTGATAGAATGGCAAACATGATGAACATGCCCACTACAGGAGCAGAGACTAATCAACCACACACTGTATGGAGAGGCTAAAGAAATATTACGTGAAGCGGGAAGTGATTGCTCGAAGCATGGAGCAAGCTCTCAAGGCACGCGGATTTATCTACGAGGTTTCACTCGCAGGAGAAAAAGACCAGCCAGAAGACTCTGTAGAGGTTAAAGGATTCAAACCAAAAGTATGATAGGACTAGATACACCCGACAAGGATGGATGGTATGCAGGTAACATGGAGACCGAGGGCCATCGTATTGATGAGCCAGGTACAGGCAAGCCAATCATTCTCAGACGATTTCAATACGCCCGTAACCCCGCAATAAAAAGAAAGCCAACCAAAGAAGACGTCCTCACTCCTGGGTACATAAAATACTTGGAGAACGGTCTCTGGGCAGACAACATGGAAATGATAATGGAACCGAAGGTTGTGATTGATAAAAAACACATCACAGTATTTGCAACGTGCCAAGCCAAGAAGGGAAATTTGATAGAATCCGCTCATAGAGACCAGCTAAAACCGCTACAAGATAAGCTCGCTGAAGAGCGCGAACCGCAATAATATGCAAGCTAGTGACATCCATACCCTCTACGAAGAATCATTTATCTTCCTTCAGAACAGGAAGCAACGCCAGGTATCCCAACTCATTCTCCTCAACAACCTCCAAAAGGGCGACGAGTCAATAGCATCCACAATGCTCATCACTCTGTTCAATCGAATGCTTTCTAACCTCTACGACGATAAGATGCAAGTGAAGTTTGTCCCTGCTGAGGAACTCGACCAGAAGAAGGTAAACAGTCTGAACATCCTGGCCCAGAACGACTACCGAGAGATGGACATGCAGTCAAAGGACTACGACTGGACCTGGGACACACTCTTCTTTGGCCGTGGCTACATGGAGACTCTCCGATTCGACAAAGCACGCCGTCTTATGATGCCCGAGGTAATCAACCCCCTCGTATTTGGATATGACCCCTACTTTGCTGACCCAAAACAGTGGAGATACTACTGGAAATGGATTACCAAGAGTAAGTGGGAGATGAAAAAGCTCAAAGACAAGGGAGTCTTGAAATCTGATATAAGAATTGAAGACATCCCATCGGGTATGGACCCATATTTGTGGAACTACAAAGTGCGCCGCGACCAGGCTCTCAAGGCAATCGCAGTTCCGACCAATTCATTCGATGGGGATGTCTACCAGATACTGGAGTTCTTCGGCTACAACGAGAACGGAAAGAAGTGTGTCTATTGGACTGACAAGAACTTCGCCAAGATTCTCTACGAAGAAGAACTTAATCTCAAAGATGGTGAGGACGGAGACAGTGAGTGGCCTCTCTGTATCAAAGAAGCATTCCGACTCCCACACTCATCGGTGGTGTTCTCAGTTGCCGACCTCCTCGACGATAAGCACCGAGCGAAGTCAGTGCTCTTGAACCTCGCCTTCATCGCCGCGAAGGACAAAGCAAATCCTCTCTACGGCTACAACCCCGACAAAGTGAAGGATATAACGCAACTTTACAACCGACAACTTAGCCAGCACATCCCAATGGAGGATGATAAGTCTGTCTGGCCTCTTCAAAAGGACTCAGCGATGGATCCAAGCCTAATGTCATTCATCCAGACGCTCACCCAAGAGGCAACAGACCCAATGGGTACTGGGCTAGCTCTTTCACCTGCGAAAAAGGGTGAGCAAACAGCCACAGAGTCGGCAATCAACCAGCAACTCAACGATTTGGCGCAGTCGTTGCAGTCAAAAGTGATGCAGTTCGGTATCAAAGACTTCTGGGAGGACTGGTATCACCGCTATCGAGCCAATTCCAAGGAAGGAGATGAGAAAATCGCCACGATTGTCGGCGTAAAAGGCATGACATTCGAGAAAATAGACCTCGGAGACTTCAAAACTGACTTCCCACCAGGTATTCTCATATACTCAGCGAAGGATGCAGAGTACAAAGAGCTCGTTTTGCGACGAGATTTGATGCAGATGTATCCAAATCTCCAGGCAAGCCTCGACCCAGATGGCATGAGAAACTTCAATAAGTATGTTTTCTTCCCTAAATTCCTCTCAGACCCGACTATGATGGACCTTTTGTTCCCTAAATCGGTCGATGAAATAAAGGCAGAGGAGGAAAACGACACTCTGGCAACAAATAAGCTCGCGCAAGTAGCCGATACTGACAACCATGAACAGCATCTCATCATTCACCAGATGGCAAAGAAGACCTGGGCCACCTGGATGCACATGGCGTGGCATGAAGAGCTCTTGGCACAGCAAAAGAAGCAACAACAGGGAGCCGGAGGCGCACAAGGAGGTCAACAGAAGATAAGTGAGTCAATTAACTTCAAAGATTTGCCGCCAGACGGCCAGGTTCAGATGGCAGGGCAAGCTGGAATCAAAATAAGTACTCCTGCACCACAAGACCAGGCAAAACCAGGCCAAGATGCAGCTCCTGGGAGTCAGAAGGCATTGAATAAGGCACAGGGAAGCCAGATAAAGCCAGGAGTACAGAAGTCGAGTCCGATGGCAGCAGCATCACCATTAAAAACGGTCCAACAGACCAAATTTTAGTAATTGATATACTACGTTTATGAATCAATATGCGAAGAGACAGGCAGTAGATGTAAATGGAGCACCAATGGTGAACCTACCCTCACCATTCCCAGCTATTGCTCGTAATGCAAACACAAATCAAGCAGCATCATCAGTAATTACCCTAACTGACAACACCACGATGGTGGAAGTTGCCGCACAAGGCACCGGAGGAGCAGTAGTTCGATGGGTTCCAGCAACAGAAACAGCGGCGGTTGCTCCAGCAGGGTCAGTCATTGCCGCAGGTGCGGGATTAAACTTCGACCATGTAATCCCTGCCGCGCAGGTGAGGAGATTTGTCGTTCCGATTGAAAATGTTGTCACGCAATATAGTGTCGTTGGAGCAAATGTGCAGAATGGACTTTATAAGCGTCTGGCGGTCATCTCCACAGCGGGAACATCGTCAGTCCTAGTAACAGAGTACTAATATGGAGAAGTCGAATGTTAATAACCTAAATGGAATCCCTAACTTTGGTCTAGGATTCCCAGAAGAACATGTCAAAGGGACAAGCGAAAGTGAAGTTAGTGATGGGGGAGTTCAAGAAGCATCAGCTCCACTCGGGGTCGAAGAAGGGACCGAAGGTGAAGTCAAGGAAGCAAGCGTTAGCGATAGCGTTGAAGCAAGCGGGTCTGAGCAATCAATGAACTAATATGAAAAAAATACCGAAAGAAGGGAAAATAGACAAGATGGTAGACGGAAAAGAAGGTGCCCCGAACGCGAAGGGCAAATCAAAAATGAAGGCTAAGGTGGCGAAAGCTGCATCCAAAGCGTTTGGAGGTCGATAATTACTAAATAAAAAAACAAAATTATGTCAATAAGAATCCCGTTACAAACAGTTCTCAGTGCGACAAATGCCAACGAATTAGGTGTTGGTTCAGTCGCTGGAGGTGTTGCACATCCATTCCTAATTCAGCAAGACACCGATAACGTGGTGGTGAAATTCACTGCATCGGTTGTTGGCGCGTATTCCGCAACATTCCAGACTTCTGACGATGGTGGAACCACGTACTACGACGTAGCACGAACCAGCATCGTATCGAACGCGAACAACACGACAGCAGAGTGGCTTTCAGTGCCAGTCATCACGACAGGTATCAACCCACAGGTGATTTCAACGGTGAATGCTGGCTCGGTTCTTGGCGGTTCAATCGGTTCTGCCGCAGCATCGGTCTTGGGCAACAAACAAGTTTCTGGTCTCCCAATCTTGGGTGTCCAAAACCGCGTCTTTGTCCGAATCACTGGTACGGTCACTTCGGCAGCTGCTAACACATACACGGTCCAGGTCAAGGCGAACAGCCAATCTGCAACCGCGTAATGAGTAACAACAGTAAGTTTGCGCTGGACCAGTTCAGCATTGAGGAGAAGCCAAATGACATCACGCCGATGTTACAGCAGAAAGAAAGTGACCTGATAAATGTGATTGAGGCATTGAAAAATGTCTCACAGTCGAAAGACTGGCGTTCTTTGAAAAATCGAATCTTTGATGGAGTCGTAGAGAAGCTCGAAAGAGATTTACTCTCCGAAGCTAAAAAAGATAGTCCCGATAACTTAGTCTTGGCCCGTTTGAACGGCCAGTTAGTCTGGGCGAAGAAGTATGCCGACTTGGAAAAGATGGCAGATGTCTTCAGAATAGAATTAAGCAATGTTAAAAAACAACTAGGTAAATAAACTATGGTAGAAGAAAATCAAGATGTCTCTCCTGAAGAGGTTGCAAAAAGAGAAGCGATGCTTGCAAAGATGGCAAAGGCAAGAGCAACTCGAGCAGCAAATAAGGCAGCGGCATCCGCGACGGAGCGCGTAATTGCTCCTGATACAGTCACGGAACCAGCCGTTTTAGCAACTGAACCTGTCCAGCCGGAAGTACAGGTTGTAGAGAAGATTGTTGAAGTCGAGAAGATAGTATATGTCCCGACTCCAGCACCAGCTCCACAAGCCGTAGCTCCGAGACAGATGCAAGTTGAACGCCAAGGGGCAAAGTCTGAACCCTACACTCGTCGTTTTCCGCAAGTTCGCGGAGGAGTCTGTGAGTTCTGTGGAGTTTTAGACCCAAACGTCCCGAGTCAGTTCCAGTACAAGTTGTGTGGTCATTATCGAGGTATGCAACTTAGGTGCTCATATTGCCCTGAGAACAAAGACCCCGATGAAATCAATTACCACTCCAACTTGAACATCGCTTCACATCCTGATAATCCGAACACTCTGATTGTCTGGTGTGACAGCTTTAACTGCTCGGACGCACACCTCAAGCGTTTCCAGAGAGTCAAAGCGTAAACGAGATTTGGACCCCTCGTTTCCTGTAAGAGTCCATTACTAGGCCAGGGTCTCGCCATCCTGGAACTATGACAAAATAAATTAACTATATGGCTGTAGATGAGCAAGGTAATCAAATTATTGAGCCCGTAGTCTCCGATGCGGAGAAACGGATTAAAGACCTTTCAGGGAAGGTAAAAGATACCGCAACCGAGAGAGATGCAGCTATGGCCGCACAGAAAGCAGCAGAGGAAAAAGCCGCTGCCGCCGAAAAGAAAGCCATGTTTGCAGAAGGTTTTGTTGATGTCGTAGCAGGAAATCCCGCTGCGAAGGAACACAAAGCTGATATCGAGGCGAAGGTAATGGCAGGATACTCTGTGCAGGATGCGACTTACGCTGTTCTTGGGCCACTAGGGAAACTTGGTGCTCCAGCAATAGAACGTATGCCAACTGCTGCCGGAGGTTCCTCAGCGACTCAAATCACTGGCAATACAGCAAAAGCAGTCAATGATATGACATCCGCTGAATTGCGAGCACAGCTCGTTGAGGCCCAGAACCGAGGTGACTTGTATCTTTCCTAAAGATTAAAAATATATATGGCAGTAACAGTACGAAATTCAAGTTGGGGCGGTGCTTCGACCAACACTTCGGAACTTCTCGTGTCGTACATCAATTCCGAGATTAAAGTCTTGGAACCGCAGCTCCAGTGGGCGCGACTTGGTGTTCAACGCGATGTTCCAAAAGGTTTTGATCGCATGAACTTCCCCCAGACCAACCAGCTCCCGATGAAAATTAACGTATCGGGTCCAAATCCTACTTCAGGTGGTTCTGCGCTTGGCGCAGCATCAGGAGGTTCAGTGTTTGGTGCTGGAGCTTCTATTATGGGTGGCGCAGCAGCAACAGCTCCTGGCTTCCCTGTATCTTCTACTGAAGGCGTCGCCGCTATCACAGAAGGTACAAACCCTACGGCAGTCACGTGGGGAGCTACGGCTTACACCTCTGGTCCGTTCCAGTACGGTATCTTGGTGCAGGTTTCAGACCTTTTGGTCCACAACTCTGCAATC